ATGCAGATTCAGTAATAATGAAAGACCCTACAAAAATAAATATTTTTACGACAAAAGAATTTAAAGAAGATGCTTTTCGTGAATTTGGTGCTGGTAAATTTCAATTAACTTCAACTCAAGGTGCAAGTATTACATTGCCAAATGGAGAAACAGTAAGCAAAGCATTTAGAGGTATAGCCACAAAGTCACAGGAAAGATTAGCTCTGGCTATAAGGTCAGGAGTTTTTTCTGGTGAGACAACACAACAAATCGCAAGACAACTTGTAGGTAAACTTGATTTTGCAGATCAAGGCCCATTGACTGTAAAACAACTTGCCTTATCTGGTGGTGAACTAACTAGAGTTGCAAATCATCAATTACAAACGATAGTAAGAACATCTGTTAATCAAGTACAGAATCAGGCATCACAGGCTGTTTATGCAGCAAATAGTAAAGTTGCACCTAAGTATGAATATGTTGCAACGCTTGACTCAAGAACAAGTCCAATATGTAGGAGGCTTGATGGTAGAAAGTTTGAATACAACAAAGGGCCAACACCACCACAGCATTTCAACTGCCGATCTACTACTGTTCCTGTTATTGATTACAATGGACTACAAAAAAAATATCCTAGTCTAGACAAGCCACCAGTAGGCAAAGTTGTGACCCGACCCACAGGAGAGGGGACTGGTAGAGTACCACAGGGGACACAATATGGTAATTGGCTTTTAGGTCAAGATAAAAAGATACAGTTAAAAACTCTAGGCAGTGAACAAAAAGTAAGAATATTTAAAAAAATTGCAAAAAAGGAAGGCTCTGGACAAGCTGCTATAAGGAAGATGATAAGGGAAGATGGTAGCGAAAGAACTCTTGAACAATTACAAAAGCTGTACGCTTAAAATAATTCTTTTTGTATTAACTTTGGCTGGTTTTGCATTTTCCTAAATTCTTGAAAAGCTGTGAATTTGTTTTTCATTTCATGTCTAAATGTTCCTTCCATGTCATCACCACCAGCACCTAACTTTGAGTTGCAAGCTCTACACACAGGCCAGATTGCGTCAATATTTGCATTACTTCTATGAAACCAATGATCTATCTCCCATTCAGATGTTTTCTCACCACAACAAGGACAACAACTGCTGTAAGGAGATTCATTAACAGTTTTTAAACATATTTGTTTATCGTGCTTTTTAGGATTTGTTCTAATTTTATTTATATTACTTTTTTCTAGTTTTTGTATTCTTTGCTCATGGTTATTTATTTCTTGTGTATGTTCAGTTATAGCTTGAGTGTTTACAGTATTTGCAAAAGAATTTGTTTCGATACGATCATTAAATTTATCAAGTACACCTAATAATTTAGAAAATGCTTGATCCATAGGAGTTGCTTGAGAGATTTCCCTGCCATATCTTTTTTCTACATCAATAAAATATAATCTAATTTGTTTTCCTCTTTCAGTATTTGCAAGCATTAATAATTGCTTAAAACCATCTTTTGTTAAGAGAATTTTAATTTTATTTTGACCTCCACTTCCACTACTTCGCTCCACTTCAGTGTGGAGCAAAAAATCAACTGATTCAACTAAATTTTTTAATCTTCGTTTTGCCGCATCTTTTCTTGCAAACCCTGCCCACTGCCAAATTGGTATCATTTTACCTGTTTCATCATCTTCAAATAAACTATCAATATCAATACAAAATTCCGTTTCAATGTTTGTGGTAGATTTATAAAATGTTTCTACTTGATTTTTTAAACTTAAAGAGTCTGACACTTAACAAAAAACTAATATTTTTTATAATTGTAATATAAATCAAGACTTTTACCATGCCACTTAAAAAAGGCAAATCACAAAAGACTATCTCTGGCAACATACGTTTGCTGATGAAAGAGGGCAAGACATTAAAACAAGCTCAAGCAATAGCTTTATCAACTGCTAAAAAACGCAAAAGGAAGTAATATAAAGACAGCTACTTTTATTGTCATGCCTTCACACTATGGTTCAATGAAGCCCAAAGGAACAAAGAAGAAAAAGAAAGGAGGCAAAAAGTAATGGGATATATTTTTAAGGTACAGGGCGAAGAGGAAACAAAAAAGCCCAAAGAAACTAAGCCCACTGCTAAAAAGAAAACTAAAAAGTGACTAGAAAACTAAGGCGAGTTCCAAAGGACAAAAAGACAGGTGTTCCTAAAAAATATCTGTCTGGTTCTAAAAATAGGTCTGCGAAAGCGGCTGAGATAAAGCGAACTGCCGAAGCTTATAGAAAAGGAGAGTATATTGATATAAAAGCTGTATCAAAATCACGCACCAAACAAAATGTCACAGGCAAAAAGAAGAAAACCACTAAGCGAAAGCGTTAAGAACAGTCTTAAGAAAAAAGCTGATGGCACAAAGTTTTTTTATGGAGAACTTGCAGAAGTTTATCGCAAGGGACAAGGTGCTTATCTTTCTGCTGGGTCAAGAAATGTTCCTATGGGTGCGTGGGCTATGGGTAGAGTCAACAGTTACATGAGAGGTGACAAAGCAAGAACAGCAGACGCAGCTATATACAACAAATATCAAAAAAGAAGATGAAGCTAACTACCAGACAAAAGAACACACTTGCAAAGCACCAAAAGGCTCATGGTCACACAAAGGCTCACATGGAATATATGAAACGCAAGATGAGAGAAGGGGTTTCATTTACTGAGGCACACAATATGGCAATGAAGAGGAAGGGCAAATGAGTGACCCAAGATTGAAAAGGTTTGGATTATCTGGTTTTAATAAACCAAAAAGAACCCCATCACACCCAACAAAGTCTCATGTTGTTCTTGCAAAAGAGGGCGATAAAGTTAAATTAATTAGATTTGGAGCGCAGGGGGCAGATACAAAGCCACCAAGAAAAGGTGAAAGCATGGCAGATAAGGCAAAACGTAAGAGTTTTAAGGCTAGACACGCTAAAAATATTGCCAAAGGTAAAATGTCAGCAGCTTTTTGGGCAGACAAGACAAAGTGGAGCTAATATTGTGAATAATTGTAAATTTTTTATTTATGGCTGACGAACCAATCAAACCAAATCCACCTGTAGATACAGCAGCGTTGGTGGCAGAAGTTGAAGCACTCAGAAAAAGCAATAGAGAGATTTTAGATGACTACAAAAAAGCAAAGGAAGCGGCAAAGGCAGTCCCACCAGATGTTGATGTAGATGCTCTGATTGCTTTCAAACAGCAGAAAGAGAAAGAAGAGCTTGAGGCAAAGGGCAGATATGATGAGGCGATTGCTAAACAGGCACAGCAGTATCGTGATGCTGAAGAGGCAAAGAACAAAAGAATCCAAGAGCTAGAAGCTAGGCAGAGACAGCTTGAAGTTGAAGCTCCAGCAGTGACAGCCCTTGCTGACGTTGTACACGACCCTCAATATGTGCTATCTCGCATAAGCAAAGATCAACTTGCAAGAGAGGCAGATGGAACAGTTGTAGTTGTTGATGGATATAACAGAACACCAGTTAAAGACTGGGCCATGACAAAAATGCCAGCATGGGTACAGAAGAACCCAAGACCACAGGGCGGTGGAGCAACGACAACTAAAGTACAGACTGAAACAGTAGCTGCTGGTGAAAAGAACCCCTTTGCACCTGATTCTTTTAACCTTACAGAGCAAAGTAGGTTATATAGAACAGATATAAATAAATATAATATGCTCAAAAACGCAGTTAGCGGTTAGTATAGAAACAACGTGGTTGTGCCATGTCAGAGGTTGTGCCTCGAAGTAAACATATTAATTAAATTCTAATGGCGACAGTTCGCAGTGATTTAATTATTCCTGAGGTGTTTACTCCCTACTTGATCGAAGCGACAACACAAACTGACAGCTTCCTACAGAGTGGGGTAGTGCAACCTTTGGCAGAATTAAATTTATCCGCAGAAAGAGGCGGTGACTTTGTAAAGATACCTTTCTACAAAGCAAACTTAACAGGTGATTTTGAAGTATTAACAGATAGCACTTCACTAACTCCAGCAAAGATTACAGCAGATAATCAAATCGCTGCTGTTCTTCACAGAGGTAGAGCTTTCAGTTCTAGAGACTTAGCTGCTCTTGCAGTTGGTGGTGGCGTTGATCCAATGGCTGCTATTGCTCAGAAGATGGCTGCATACGTCAACAACCAGAAACAAAAGGATTTATATTCTTGCTTGACTGGTGCATTTGGTTCAATCAATGCAAACTCAAATAGTTCAGCTTTGTTTGATCTAACTATTGATTCTGAGTCAGGTGATTCTCCAACAGTTTTAAGTCCAAGACACGTTGCTAAAGCTCAAGCTTTACTAGGAGATCAGGGCGGTAAGCTTACAGCAGTTGCAATGCACTCAAAGGTTTTTTATGACCTAGTTGAGAGAAATGCAATTGATCGTATTTATGACAACACTGGCGCACCAGATTCAGACGCTACTGGTGGTAGCACAGTAAGAGCATTTGATGGCCCTACTGCTGTTAACAGCTTTATGGGGCTTCGAGTAATTGTGTCAGATGATATTCCTACAACAGGATCTGGTTCTTCAACTGAGTATTCAACATTCTTCTTTACACAAGGGGCAGTTGTTACAGGTGAGCAAGCACCAATCAGAACACAAACAGATAGAGACATTCTTGCTCT